ACGTACCATTTGGTTACAAACAGGATGAAGAAGACGAAATGCTTCTGATTCCTATCCCTGAAGAACTAGAACTTTTAGAAAAAGCAAAGTTGTTTCTTAAAGAATACAGTGTTAGACAAGTAGCTAAGTGGTTGTCTGAGCAGTCTGGTAGAAACATCTCACATGTAGGGTTATATAAACGTGTCAGAATGGAAGAAAAAAGGCGAAGGTCTTCAAGCAACTACCGTCAGTATGCCAAAAAGTATAAAGAAGCGGCAAGGAAGAGCAAGAAGATCGAAGAAGAAAGACTTGGTGGCAAGTACACCAGAAACCTCGACACAGACGAAGAGTACATCGAACTCAGAGATGGAGAGTGTTGCCCCTTCTGTGGTCAAACAAAAGGTAATCTTCGAGCCAAACCCAGGTCCACAAACTAGGTTCCTAGCAGCTACAGAGCAAGAGGTACTTTATGGTGGGGCAGCAGGAGGTGGAAAAAGCTATTCGTTGGTTGCAGACCCAGTTAGGTACTTTGCAAATCCACATGCACGAATGCTACTTGTTCGTAGGTCTACAGAAGAGCTTAGAGAACTTATATCTGTAAGTAAACAACTCTATCCTCAGGCCATACCAGGCATCAAGTTCATGGAAAGAGATAAGACTTGGGTTGCCCCTAATGGTGCTACACTTTGGATGTCTTACCTTGACAGAGATGACGATGTTATGAGATACCAAGGTCAAGCCTTTAACTGGATTGGCTTTGATGAACTCACACAGTGGCCTACCCCATACGCCTGGAATTATATGAGGTCACGTCTACGTGCTACAAAAGCCTCAGGATTACCTCTCTTTATGAGAGCTACATCCAACCCAGGTGGTCCAGGACACCAATGGGTAAAGAAACACTTCATTGATCCTAGTATTCCAGACAAACCATTCTGGGCTACAGACGAAAATGGTGAAACAATCTGTTGGCCTAAGGGTCATAGTCGAGAGGGTGAGCCTCTATTTAAACGTAAGTTTATTCCTGCTACTCTTTTTGACAACCCTTATCTATCTGAGGATGGAATGTATGAAGCCAACCTTCTATCTCTGCCTGAGCATCAACGAAGACAGTTGCTTGAAGGTGACTGGGACATTAACGAAGGAGCAGCTTTCCCAGAGTTTAACAGACGTATACACGTTGTTGAACCATTCGATATTCCAAGCAACTGGGTACGTTTCAGAGCTTGTGATTATGGGTATGGGTCTTATACTGGTGTAGTCTGGTTCGCAGTTGCTCCAGGATCTGAACAGCTAATAGTGTACAGAGAGCTATATGTATCTAAGGTAATTGCTACTGATTTGGCTGACATGATCCTGGACATTGAACAAGAGGAGAAGATCAGGTATGGAGTTCTTGACTCTTCTCTTTGGCATAATCGTGGCGATACTGGCCCTAGCCTTGCTGAACAGATGATTGTTAAAGGCTGTCGATGGAGACCTGCAGATAGATCAAAAGGATCTCGTGTAGCAGGTAAGAACGAAATACACAGACGTTTACAAATAGACGAGTTTACAGAGGAACCAAGACTTGTTATATTTTCTAATTGTACTAGTCTTATATCTCAGCTTCCCTCTATTCCTCTAGATAAAAGAAACCCTGAGGACGTAGACACAAACTCTGAAGATCACTTATATGATGCCCTAAGATATGGCGTTATGACTAGACCAAGAAGCAGTGTGTTTGACTTTGATCCTGCTTCTCAAAGAACTGGCTTTCAAGCTTCAGATCCTACTTTTGGATATTAAGGAATACCTATGGAAGAAGATGACATTTTTGAATCAGACGAATTGTCCATTGATGAAGCAACTTCATCTTATGCAGAGGACGTAAAAGACTCTGAAGTGTTTACTGACCCCACTGTAGGCAGAGTTGTTTCTTTTGTTGAGGAACGTTATAGTAGAGCAGAAAAGGCTAGGTACTCTGACGAACAAAGGTGGATTAAGTCTTACCAGAACTATAGAGGAGTCTATGGTCCTGACGTTCAATTTACTACAACAGAGAAGTCTCGTGTTTTTGTAAAAGTAACTAAGACTAAAGTACTTGCTGCCTATGGTCAAATTGTAGAAGTTTTATTTGGCTCTCATAAATTTCCTATTTCTATCAACCCTACTAGGCTTCCAGATGGTGTGGCAGAAGCTGTACACTTTGAGGCTAATCCTCAGGTTAAGCAAGCAACTAGCCAAGCCCCTCAGATGACACCAGAAGACACAAAGTTGCAACCTGGTGAAACAATTATTGATCTACGTGAACGTCTAGGTGGTCTTAAAGAAAAACTAGATCCTGTTATGGATGACCTAAAGGAAGGTGAGGGTTCAACCCAAACCCAACCTACTTTCCATCCTGCAATGATTGCAGCTAAAAAGATGGAAAAGAAAATTCATGATCAGCTAGAAGAATCTAACGCAAGCAAGCAACTACGTAATACAGCCTTTGAGACTGCTCTTTTTGGTACAGGTATTATGAAGGGGCCATTTGCTCTAGATAAAGAGTACCCTAGCTGGGATGAAGAGGGTAACTACTCTCCTATGTATAAGACTATCCCACAGACTTCTTCTGTAAGTATTTGGAACTTCTACCCTGATCCAGATGCTAACAATATGGATGAAGCAGAATACGTAGTAGAACGTCATAAGATGTCTCGTTCTCAAATGAGAGGACTAAAAAACAGACCTTTCTTTAGATCTAATGCCATTGATATCGCTATTGAGATGGGTGAATCCTACACTAAAGAGTGGTGGGAACAGGTCATGGAGGATGCAGACCAAGAAACTAAATCAGAAAGATTTAACGTCCTTGAGTTCTGGGGTTATGTAGATACTGATATTCTAGAAGAACATGATGTAGATATTCCAAAGGAATTGAAGGATAAAGACCAGTTGTCAGTAAACATCTGGATCTGTAATGGTCAGGTTATACGTCTTGTAATGAACCCATTTACTCCTGCTATCCTTCCGTATTATGCTGTCCCATACGAAGTAAATCCTTACTCATTCTTTGGGGTAGGTATAGCAGAGAATATGGATGATACACAGACCCTAATGAATGGGTTTATGCGTATGAGTGTAGATAATGCTGCACTATCAGGTAATTTGCTTATTGAAGTAGATGAAACAAACCTAGCTCCTGGTCAAGACCTTTCTATCTACCCAGGTAAAGTCCTAAGGAGAATGGGGGGAGCACCTGGACAGGCCATCTTTGGAACCAAGTTCCCTAACGTTTCACAAGAAAACATGCAGATGTTTGATAAAGCAAGGCAGTTGTCAGATGAAAGTACTGGATTTCCTTCGTTTGCTCATGGTCAGACTGGAGTCAGTGGCGTTGGTCGGACTGCTTCAGGTATTTCTATGCTTATGTCTGCTGCTAATGGTTCTATTCGCACAGTAGTTAAGAACATTGATGATTACTTGCTTGCACCTATAGCTAAGGCATTCTTCAGCTTTAACATGCAGTTTGACTATGATCCTGAGATAAAGGGTGACTTAGAAGTTAAAGCAGAAGGTACAAACTCATTAATGGCTAACGAAGTACGTAGCCAACGTCTAATGCAGTTCTTGGGTGTTGTACAGAATCCAGCACTTGCACCATTTGCTAAAATGGATTATATTATCAGAGAGATTGCTAACTCAATGGATCTTGATCCTGATAAAGTAGCAAACTCAATGACTGATGCAGCAATCCAAGCTGAGATCCTTAAGAAGTTCCAAGAAGCTAACCCACCCCCTGCACCACCTCAGGCACCACCAGGAGCAGCACCACAAGGTGCAGTACCTGCAGGAGCACAGGCGCAAGACACACAGGGTTCTGGTGGAGGTCAGGTAGGCACAGGCAGTACACCTACCCCAGGTGAACCAGGGTTCTCAGCCAACACAGGGCAAGGACAAGGATGAGCCTCAAACTACTCGTAAATAATAAAGACATCTGGGAATCTTTTGTAGAAGAGATGGACATTAAGATTGAACGTGTTCATGTCCAGATGGAACAAGCTACAAACCCAGAAGACTTTTACAGGCTACAGGGTCATGTGGCCTGTCTTCGTAGGTTGAAAAGACTTAGGGACGAAGTGAATGGCTGATGTTGGCAAGAAGACTGGAAAGAAAACACAGGCAGGTCGTGATGTATACAAAACCCCTGAAGGTGAATTAGTATCTGAAAAGTCTACAACA